AGTCCTTTTGTTCAATCACCTAGGGCAAAGACATTACTCTTTGTGCCAGCGGCTAGCGATCAGTTATAAGTGAGTCTATACACTGCTAGTTCAGCTTCATGCTAGGGCGTACCAGCTGCCCTTACTTACCACCAATCCAATTTGGTGCAACGCTTTGATGATTCACATCTTACAGCATTCAATCTTAATGTCAAGCATCTAGTTTAAATAAACATTGATGCTCATGCTTCCCTACCTGCAAGTACATATCCTTATGTACACTACCAAGCAGTGTGGAATCGTGCCACTTGAAGCACCAACTCATGTGCTCACCTGATGACAAACATAGTATCAACCTGGTTCGCCAATGTCAACAACTACATATATAACTTATAAGCATAAGCAACTACATATATATAATATGCTATAAGCTTACAGCCATATACATATATAGGCAGAGCAAGAAGCACTCGTCACCGCTAGGTGACATATAGACCAACTCCCTGGCAAGCCAGGCTGGGCCTAAGCTGATGGCCTAAGTAGTTGCCTAAGTAGCTACTGAAGAGGGGGTGGAAACTACAATAGAGTGTAAAGCACCAACATGGTGCACAATACAGCCTAAGCACATACCTAAGTATTTGTCAATGCTGTATGTTTAGCCAGCCTGGTAGGCCCCAAGGGGGGAGGCCCCTTTGTACATATAGTGCATTGACGCTAAAATATTTCTACACAAAATTACTGAGAATGAGCCTAGCCTCCCCTGAGTAGCTTCCTAAGCTTAACACTTAATGATTCGCTTCGCTCATCGAGAGTACCTAAATGTATATGACTGTAAGTTTATAACATTTTAGTTATATGTACATGTGGGCGACACAACAAGTTTTAACAAGGCGTATATGTGTAGGTTCGCCTCTACACCTACTAGCAGCTAGTCTGCTGACAATAAAGGAAATAGTAATGACTATAACATTGAAAGATGTTGGTAGTGGCTTTAAGCGCACTGCTATAAATGACAATTTCTCTACCATTGAGACAGAGCTTAACAACACCTTCTTGAGGAAGGATGGTGCTCAGTGGTTAGAAGCTGACTTAGACTTCAACTCTTACAGGGGCATTAATATAGCAGATGGTGTCTTAAACGCAGATGTAGTTAATGTCAGGCAGCTCAACTTAGCTGCTGGCTCTGCCAACACTGGAACCATTGCCTCACAAGTAGAGGTGCAGCTAGGAGCAGATGCAGTTGCGAATGTCTTCACCTTCTTAGGCATTGTGTATGTCCCAGGGATAAACAACTTAGAAGTGTACAGGAACGGGCAGAGGTTAGAGAACTCTACTAACTACACCGAGACCTCCGTCTCCTCTATTACTCTAACCTTCACCCCCAATCCTACAGACAGGTTTGTCTTCCGCACTAATACAGTGACGACCAGTACTACGGCAGACTCCACCTCCATCACTCATGTCCAAGATGGAATTACTTATAATCTCTCACAGTTCCTACATGACATAGTGACGAGCTACACGATTGAGAGGCAAGATGGGGTTGATGCAGTTTCTAAGGTCTTCACCCTGGCATCCTTCTCCTACTTGACAGATGGAAGGCACTTAGAAGTTCATCGTAATGGGGTTTTGTTAGACGTAGGGGATGACTACGCAGAAACATCTATGAGCACCATAACCCTCACCTTCACCCCCAACCCTACGGACAAGTTTAGGTTTAGGGTGTTAACCGCTGCGTAAAGGGTGTAAGTTCCTGTCACGATGGCACAACCTCACAGACACTTTGCCACTGAGTTACAACAGGGCATAAACAAACACGCGCTAATACAGGGGCAGATTGATGGTAAGTACATCAACCCTGAAACATACTTCGGAGAGATAGATGAACAAGATTGCAATGAATCAGTTGAAGGGAACCTCCTTAACGACTGTAGACATGCTGACAGAAGACATGTCTGATTCAACTACAGTAGTAACAAAGGGATATTCAGCTACTACTGACAAAGGAGCAGCCACTTGGGTTAGGACAGGGACAACCACTCCAGGTAGTTCCGGTACAATTGACTACGCTACAGGCATGCTTTATGACAGCTTAGGGAATGAGTTTAGCTTACACTTGCCAAATGGTGTACTAAATATAAACCAACTCGGGATGTTCGCAGACACCCCCGTAGGTGGTGGTACGGTGACAGACCACACAGTAAACTGGCAACTTATAATTGAGTCACAGAACTTCTACAAGATATACATGCCAAAGGTGGATGGATATTCCTACCGGATGCAGCTATTTAAAGTTAAGGCAGACTCGGAAGTATTTGGTGACGGGCTAAGTTTAACCAAAGGCACTGTGATTGAGTTGTTCTACACTGGCAGTTACTCAGTGGTTATGGGTCAAATAAATGACAATACGTATGTGCATGACTTGAGGGTTGCATCTACAGAGCCAGACTTAGCACAACAAAGAATGACTCTCGCAAGTGCATCCAATGTCACTATGGAGCGAGTTGCGTCTACGGGGTTCAGAGATGTGACTGGTGCTGCTGACTCTTGGGGAATGCACCTCTCTGGATCAGATAATATTAGAATTATAGATTGTGCTTTTGATGACAACACTCAGTCTGATATAGCGATAGTAGATAGTAATACTAATGTAACTGTTTCTGGTTGCTACAGTGAGTCAGCCTCCTTGCATATCAACTTCGAACCTAATGGCTCTGCTAACTACAATAAGAACGTAGCCCTGTCAGCGATGGACATAGCTTTCCTAGATCTCTTAGAGGTAGGGAGTGGAGGAACAGCGAACACCAATGTAACAATTAATAGTTGTACTATTGGCAGGCTCTTTTACAACGGTGCTAGTGCGGTCTTCACAAACTGTGAAGTTGCCTCCTTCTTTAATGGAACTGATAAGTTTGCTGGCCCTGCTGAGTTTATTAATACTCTTGCGTTATCTCCCAACCTCCTAGAAGACCCCTACATGATAAACAATGGGTTTGATCTAACTAATGCAACCGCTGATAACAATGCGTGGTATATGGCTTCTAGGTCTGGAGCTATCACCACGAATCAGTTGTCCCCCCTTATAGAAGATGGGGTTAGGTTCTCTAGGATAAACCCCACCTCGGCTCTTGGGACAGTCCTTCTTGAAACTGTAGCAACAATACCAGTTACTGCTGGTGAATACTATCTCGTTGCTATCACTGGACGTAATGGTACTGGATCATCAGGTGCGTATGCCCAAGTGAACATGGCTTCAAACTTCTCTCAACTGCGGGTTTTCAGACAGGATAATCTAGCCAACCCTCACTGGTCTACTGAGATTTTTGTAGTTGAGGCAAAAGCTACAGAGACCTTGAGGATGCGGATAGGGTTGTGGACAACAAATGCAGAACATGTTGATATCCACGCAGTGACAGTACACAAAATACTGGGGAATGGTAATAGCGAGAAGTCAGCCCTCTCTCAGTACCATGAGAACATCATAGGCCCAAGGGAACTACCTCCTGTAGCAGCCATTCCTGTAATTGGTTCAACAGACATGAATGGGGTGTTAACCGGAGATAGATTGAGCCTATCTACAACTGGGGTGCAGTACTACTTCAATGGGACGGCATGGACGGCAGTGTAGTGGGGGAGGAACCCTGCTTCAGAGATTAATCAGCTAAGAGGAGCCCTAGCACCACTAGGGCTTATGAGATATGAACGTAGACAAGAAAAGATTAAAAGATGACATGGGAAGGCCTCTTACACAGAGCCTCTTCTTAGAGATAGGCTACCACGAAGACAGAGCCATATACACCCTAAAAGATGAAGACCATGAGTATAAGGGAAACACCTATTTCTCCCTTAAGCAACTCTACTTGGAGATGGAAGACACTACAGAGTATGAGTTTGCCAACACCTACTTGTTAGGCTGGCAACACTGGAAGAGATTAAAGGCTAACAAGGCTCTTGCCAAGCACTTTGTAGAGTGGGAAGAAGAGTTAGAGCTTCGCCTCAAGGCACAAGGTGTAAGAGCTATTATAGACCAAGCAGCTGAAGACAAAGGCTTTCAAGCAGCGAAGTGGTTAGTGGACAAGGGTTGGGACAAGCGCACAGCTGGCCGTCCTAGTAAGAATGAAAAGCTTAAAGAAGAGCGTATACAGGCTAGACTGGACGACGAGTTTGCTGGAGATGTAGTACGCCTTTTAGGTAAGTAGGAAACTTATGCAAGAAGATGACTGGCTACAAGATGCTAAGATAAAGCTCAAGAATATGCCAGCAGCAGCTAAGGAAGTGAGGGAGCGTGCTATGCACGACCTCTCCTTTTTTGCTAGGCTGGTAAACCCAGGTTACATGTATGGCAGTGTCCACTTCGAGATATTTAGGTGGATGCAGGACTACACACTGTTTGGGCAGGGAAATGAAGCTACGAGTAACAAGCTTATTATGTTACCTCGTGCTCACCTAAAGAGTCACATGGTAGCTACATGGTGTGCTTGGATAATAACAAGACACCCAGAAGTAACTATGCTATATGTCTCTGCAACATCAGAGCTAGCCCAGACACAGCTATATGCTGTACAGAACATACTGGGCTCCTCTGTGTTCATGCGTTACTTTCCTGAGTATATTAATCCGCAGGAAGGGAAGCGTGAGAAGTGGTCTGCTATGAAGATGACAGTGGATCATGTGCAGCGTAAGAAGGAAGGTATACGAGATGCTACAATAGCTACAGCAGGCTTAACAACTAACACAACTGGTTGGCATGCTGACATTGTTGTAGCAGATGATTTGGTTGTTCCTGAGAATGCCTACACAGAAGATGGTAGAGAGAGTGTTGCTAAGAAGGCCTCACAGTTCACTTCCATCCGTAATGCTGGTGGCTTTACTATGGCATGTGGTACACGCTACCACCCAAAGGATATATACGACACATGGAAGGAGCAGGCCTTTGAGGACTTCGATGATGAAGGCAACTTCATAGGCAAGAGTGCTGTATGGTCAATACAAGAGTATGTGGTAGAGACTGACAACATCTTCACATGGCCTAGATCTGTACGAGAAGATGGTAAGGCCTTTGGGTTTGATCAACGGACACTGGCTCGTATTAAGGCTGAGTATGTAGACAGGGTGCAGTTCCACTCTCAGTATTACAACGATCCAAATGATCCTGGCTCTGAACGTATATGCAGAGAGAAGTTCCAATACTTCAACCCACGTAAGCTTCACAAGGAAGGTAGTAGGTGGATGTATGGGGACAAGAAGCTCAACATATATGCAGCCATAGACTTTGCATTCAGCCTCTCCAAAGAAGCTGATTACACAGCCATTGTGGTAATAGGCATAGACTGTAATAAGAACATATATGTCTTAGACATAGACAGGTTTAAGTCTGATAAGGCTCATGTATACTTTAAGCACATAGCAGCCTTACACTCCCGTTGGGGGTTTAATAAGCTGAGAGCTGAAGTGACAGTGGCTCAGACAGTCATTGTTAACAGCATCAAGGACTATTTGAAGAAGGAGGGCATGTCCCTCCCTGTTGATGAGTTTAGGCCTGGTAAGACTGAGGGAAGCAAGGAGGAGCGTATTAAAGCTTCTCTAGAGCATAGGTATGACAACCTAGAGGTTTGGCATTGTGAAGGTGGCTGGACTCAACAGCTTGAAGAAGAGCTTGTACTAGCACGTCCTCCTCATGATGACTTGAAAGACTCCCTAGCTTCTGCTGTAGATATAGCTGTGGCTCCAAAGCAATCCAATAGGAATAAGATGGAAGACTTCTTCACAGGAGGTATACAAACCTCAAACCGTTTCGGGGGTGTGGCATTCCACTAACCTACATACAAGCCAGAGCCTACTTAAAGCAAGTGGGAGTCTGGCATAGAAACTTTACATACTATGAAGGCTGGGTGGTGCTAGATATGGCCCAAAGAGAATATAAGACGAGGAAAGATAATGTCGGATAAAGTGGCAGAAATTCAGCAGTCCACAGGGCAAGATGCAGAAGCTGCATGGGTTAGCCAACTGTGGGACAAGTTTAACCAACAGAGGAGAGACAAGATTGAGGAGTGGAAGGAGCAGGACTCTTATGTCTTTGCTACAGACACCTCCACTACAACCAACTCTACCCTCCCTTGGAAGAACTCAACAACCATCCCTAAGCTGTGTCAGATAAGAGACAACCTGTTCTCTAACTATGTCTCAGCACTCTTCCCTAATGACAACTGGGTGAAGTGGGAAGCATATAGCAGAGAGGATAGTCTTAAGGCTAAGTCAGAAGCCATTGAAGGCTACATGTCTAACAAGGTGAGAGAGACTAAGTTTAGGACAGAGATAGAGAAGTGTTTGTATGATTATATCGACAAGGGTAATGCCTTCGTCACCTCACACTTTGAAGCACGCTACAAGGAAGCCTCTGACGGGACAATCATCCCAGACTATGTAGGCCCTAGGGCTGGACGTATAAGTCCCTTAGACATTGTATTCAACCCCTTAGCAACTACTTTCGATGATAGCTTTAAGGTGGTTAGAAGTATCAAGACCATAGGGGAGCTTAAGAAGCTAGCTGCACAAGACCCTGATCAACGCTTCTG